CGTAGAAACTTCAGTAACACCAATACGATCTCTTAAAGTCGCTTTGGTATCAAAAGCAGACGGTTGCAATGCAACAGGAAGTTGATTACGACCTTTAATCCATGCAAGCTCAAGACCATTATTTTTATTATTGGGGAAAAATTGACTACCAATCATAGGATTTTTCATGGCTGTATTAACATCAGTCCAATAAGCTGCAATGGCCTTTGAATCAAAAATTTCAAAAATAGATTTCATTTATATTATTCTCCTTTACTAATAATTAACCACCAACAGACGCATCCGCAGGTTGTAAGATGGTCATATCATTTTTTAAGAAATAAATCATTCTTAAATTTTTAAGTGCTGCATCTGATGGCTGAGTAGGTAAACGATCTGCTCGAATAAATCCATGTAAAACAATAGCCATGGAAACATCACTTTCAGTTACATCATAATCTTGCAATACAACACCAATCGCTTTATTGTCATTAGACGGATAAATAGTACCCGCTTTAATAATAAAACGATCACCTTCTTTAACTACCATACCACCAGCCTCTGTGGCTTTTGTGGCCTTTGTGGCCTTTCTTGCAATAGATACATAGTGATCAGGCATTGCAAGAATATGCTTAGCAGAATCGTAAGCAATAGTTTTGTACTTCATTGTCATTTTTAATTTCCTCCTTCTGTCTGAATCCCAAGCATTTGAAGTTTTTGTCTTGCTAAAGATTTACCGAAATCTTCACTTGTTGTAGACTCTTTTTTATCCGGATTGCTGTCCCTTGGCGTATATCCACTAGGATTTCCAGGATTATCGGCAGGTTTAAACAAGAAAGATTTATCTTTTTGCAAAGATTCAACCTGTTCTTTCAGTCCACTAACAACCTTGTCCCCATCTAATTTAATTAGACTTAAATCGATTAACCCTTTTACAAGTTGCAAATCGTGCGGTTTATTTTCGCCAGCTAATAAGGCTAATTCAACTGCATTAACTTTGCGTAATTTTTCGAGCTGCTCTTTATACTCAGTTTCCTTCGTAGTAGCCTCGCCCTGAAGTTTTTCGATTTTGGCGGCAAGTTCAGCATTAGTACCTTCAAATTTTTTCAATTTTTCCAGTTCTGTTTTATTGCTGTTGACTGTTGCAACAAGGTTTTCATTCTCTGCCTTTAGCACATCATAAGTCCCTTTAGGCACATAACCTTCCATAGCTGCATTATGCAGTTGTATTGCTTTTTCTGCTTGTTCTTCTGTTAAGCCAAAAGCAATCAAGGCTTCTTTTGTCATATCATTCGCTCCTTTTCATAAAAAATGTACTCGTAGAATCATCTACGAGTACATTATACAATATAAATTCTTAAAATTCAATATAAAAGTTCTTATTTATTTACATATTCTTTTAACCATTGTTTATAACTGATATTTTTATCAACTGTATAATAACTTTCTTCTTTAGCAATGCGTTGTGTATAAGATTGCCCATCTATAACTGGAACAGTTGTTGTTCTACAATTTGGATGAAATGGTGGAAAGTTTACCCCTCGTTCAGCTTCAGATACTTTAAAAATTCTACCGTCCATACTTATACAAATTTCTGATGTTTTAAAATCCAAAGTTGCTAAAAGTTGATATTCTTTTATGCCAGCTTGTGTATAAGCTTGTAAAGCCGCCTGATTTGCTACATTATTCATTTCAGTTCTGACTAAAGTCATTGCTACACCTTGGCGTGTATTCATAGCACTGGCAATTTTATCAGCAACATATCTAGATGGTTTTCCAGCCGCAAAAGCTAATTGCATTTCTTTTTTAAGATTATAAATTAGCATTTCTTTATTTTTCCAAAGACGATCACTAAAATCCTCTCCTAAATAATTTTGTGAGAGAACACTAATAACTAAATCTTTGGAAGGGGTAGTGAAGGACATGCCTACGCCCGAATAAGTCTGCGCGTCATATAAAGTATGGTAGTACATATCTTCATAGCCTTGTAGGTATATATTCGGTTGTTGATCTTCCTGTTTTAATAATAGCATTTCAATAGCATGCCTATATTCGGCTATTAATAATTCTAATCTGGATAATCTTGCACGATCTTGAAGTTCCTTTAAATTTTTAAGGTAACTTTGAGCATTTTTAGTATCATACTGTGAAGCCTGTTCAATATAATCCTGAATAATTTCTTTAAATTCTGATAATTCTTTACCGGATAATCTTTTTTTAGCCATTTCCAAAGAAATTTTATTTTCTTCTGCATATTTAGCATAAAAAAGCATTAATTCTTCCTGAAGCTCTTTAATTACTTTTTTATATTCTTTAGCTAATTCAAGATTATAATCAACTGCAATATCTTCCACAGCTTGCAAATTACGTTCTGCTCTTTGTTGCCAATAATCCTGATTACTCATTATTTCCTCCATAAGAAGCTCTTGTTAATTTTAACTGCATATCAAGTTCTTTTTGTTGTTCTTCTTCTTGTTCTTTTTCCAATAAACGAATCTCTTCTTTTGGATCAATAACCCATGGATGATTCGAAACAATAGTTTGTTTACTAATAACACCTTCACTATTTTTACAATCGAGAATTGTTTGGGCTTCATTAGTAATCATATCAGTATTAAAGATGATATCGAAATCTTCAGAAGTAAAATCTTTATTATTAAATGTTTTTTCGTGTTCTTTAATAAACCATGAAAGAGATTCTAATGCTTCAATTACTTGCACACCTATATCGTTACAATCCAAAGACAAATCAATATATTTAAATTTTAAAGCTTCACCACTAATATCTCGCATTTCATCTTGTTGAGTATCTACACCCGAACCATCTTCATAAATATCTTTACGTAAACGATTTAAATGTAATTCGGCTCCCTCTAATTTAAAAGGTATATCTAAATTAGTAAGATCGCCCTCTTCCGTTACATAGGCAACTTTTGTTTGCTTTAAATTAAGCATAAATTCATCTTTATCTGTGCCATCATAACCTTTAACAATACGAATACTATTAGGAACATCATGAATTTGATCACTAATATCACTGGTAATGGAATCATAATCATCTATTAAAGTTTTAATGTATCTTAATAATGGCAATTCTTCCATGTTATATTTGATACAAACAAAAGGAACACGTCCCCAAGACATAGGATCGGATACATAAATAGGATTTCCAAATTCATCTGTATCAATTAAACCATTTTCATTAGTTTTCTTCTTCTTAATTCGAAAATGACTATCAACAAAACTTTCTTTATCCGGATCAATTCTTATTCCACCAGCTGTTAATTCATAAAACCAAACTCCGTGAGGTGTATAGTATTCAATTTTTTGATGTGGAATTTGATCTCCATTTGGCTTGATTTCCATAATTTCATAAAATCGAATTACTGCATCTAAAATTGTATGGTCTGCATCTGCCCAAAAAGGAATAATTTCATAATCAGGCATTCTTTTAAATAATAAATTTCCATCTTCATCATAATAAACTTGAAACCAATTAATTCCGGAAACAACAGCTTGTCTAACCATATTTTGTAAACGACGAAGAAATTTTTTATTAAAATAACCTTGAAGAATTTGTTCAAACTCTTCATTTTTACATTTGATGGTAAAGGCTTTACTTAAAAGATAGTTAACTTTTTGATTTACTAATTTACGATAAAAAGAATGTCTTAATTTAACATTAGACACAGTATTATCAATAATTTGTAATCCTTCGCGATTAAAATAAAATCTTATTTTATTATCAATCTCGGTTTCATTTTCAAAATACTCTCTTGCTACTTTTCTTTCCTTAAACAAAGCACTATTTTGAAATTGTTGAACAGCTCCAGTTAAAAAATCTTCTTGTGGTTTACCATAGCTACTCATACGACGAATGTTTTCTGCATTAAAGTCATTTGGATCAATTCTCATAAAATCAGGTAATTTTAACATAATAACCTCCTAAAAACTAAATGTTTTGCGATTACATCTTTCAGTTGCATATCTTAACGCGTCCATTAAATGATTATATTCATCTATAGGTTCATTAATTGGTTTTCCAGTATCTTTATCCTTATCCCATACATAGTTACTAAATTCAACAATGTGATTCATGCAGCATGGATGAACATAAATATGATAATCTTGCAATTTTTGAATACCTGCAAGAACGCTACCTTTACCCTTTTTAGCAGCTTTAATACGATTTAGACCTAATAATCTTAATTCGTTAATTGTTCTTGCATCCTCATTATCTGCAATAATAACATCATTCATATATCCCTTATATCTAATATTGTCACGAATTTGTTGATTTGTTAGTTGAGTACGATAAATTTCATCGTAAACAAAAATTTCGTATTTATCCTCGTCAACAAAAATACAACTCATTGCAGTTGGGTCATTTGCATAACCAAAGTCAAGACCTTTGAAATCCCTATAAATTGGAATACCTTTTTTATTTTTAACATCTCTAAAATATGAAATATCAAAATCGGCTTCTTCCCAATTACTATAAATAAGACCTTCTGCAATACCCCAATCTCCCATTCCTTCGATACTATAACGACGAGGATTGGTACGTTTCATTTCCTCGAATATTTTTATATCGTCTTCGCCTAAAAATTCATTGCATTGATAATTTGTTGTTAAGGCTAATATATTTACATTATCGGCTTTATCAAAAAATCTTTTTTTGATCCAAATTTTATCAGACCACGGATTGAATGTAAAAGTATGTTGTTTAAATAATGGATAAGGTATAGCGCCACGAATTGATAAGTCAACCTTATTAAATTCATCTTCATTAGAACATTGAAAAGCTTCTTCCCACCATACCCAGCAAATATATCCATCTTCTACTGTGATAGATGTGATTGATTGTGCGTCGTCCATGCCTCTAAAGAATATCTTTTGTCCGGAAGGTTTATAAGTGATTTCCAAAGGATTAACTGTGCAATGCCATAAATGGTCTACACCTAATCTATTAATAGCCCATTTCAACTGTCTATAAGTAGAATCTCTGTGTGTATTATAGTAACGTCTAACTACCATTGTGTTCGGTTTTAATCTATACCGTTCGTAGAACTTCATCATATTATAGATATACCATAAAGCAGTAGTACAGGATTTTTTACTACCACGACCACCTTTTAAGCATCTATAACGACCTTTAAAGTTCCAAAATTTGGCGTAACCACGACCAACAATTTCTGCTATATTAATTGTGGTCATTGAGCCCACCTCCACATAAATCCACCATAAGTAGTCAATTTTTTATTAGCAGCTTTACAAATACCACTATTATCAATGTTAAAATATTTACTAGCTTCTATAGCAGAATTAAATATATACAATAATTTTCCTTTCTTATTCAAGCAATAAATAGCTTTGTTATTTATTGTTTTACCCTTTAATGCACAAGCAATTTTTTTCATTCTACTACCATAACTATTATTGTAAGCACAAGTACACCATTCCAAATTAGATACTTCATTGTTGGCTTTATTTTCATCTTTATGATTAACTTGTGGAAAATTTAAAGGATTATCAATAAAAGTGGTTGCAACTAAACAATGAATATAAAAATCTTTACCTTTTAATTGAACTCTTAAATAACCAGTTTTTGTTTTTCTAGGAATCAATACTTTTCCAGGCTTGAGAAAAAATCCAGTACCATTCCAAATCCAATTATCTAAAGAACGTACTCGACCAAGATTACTGACTTGATAAAAACCTTCATAGTCATCAATATCTTTCCAAATCTCTTTACCCATTTAATCCTCCAAATCTTCTTCCCCAACAAAAGAAATAGCACTATTAACATTAACGTTATTTTCGTTAAAGCCGTGCATAGTATTCAACTCACTAACTGCATCAACAATACCTGTGACTTGAATTTTATTAAGATGATTTTTCTGACGAAGTTTAATCATCTTATTTACAAGACTTTTAATAACCCTCGGGTCTTCTTCTTCCTCAATTTGTTCCTGAAGGAATTGTAATTCTTCTTCAAAGGCTTGATTAACACGTTCCATTTCATTTTGGCAGGTAGCTATAACATAACGAAGTTTTTCAATGGATTCTTCCTTAGACCATTTTATAGACTTTAACTGCTCCTGTTCTCTAGCCTCAATTAATTTTCTAATACGATTTGCGATTGCAGGTTGCTGTGCTTTCGAATAAGCCGATGCGCCAACACTTTTTACCGTATCTAATTTTTCCGGAAAATGTTGTCTAAAAGCATCAACATATCGAACACCCATTGCAATATCCATACAGAATGCTTCTTCTTGCTCTGTTAGAATACCTGCAAGAGATACTAATGCTGCCATAATTAACCTCCTTCTAAATAAAAATAAGGATACCAAAAAGATATCCTTATTCGTATCTTTTATTTAATTGTAGAACAGAAAGTTAAAAATGTCAACTATCTTTTGTTTCTAACAGGTGTGTTCCATTTAAAATGTATAAAAGATATTCACAACTTTTAGAAACGACCGAATAATCCTCGTCAAATTCATCACTATAACATTTCCATAATGTAAGGTTAGAACCGAAATAAAATATTCCATAGTAATTTCCAGTAAACCCATCATAAAGTTTAAACTTTTGTTGAATTTTTATACCAAGCTCAGATAAAACCTTTACTGTTATATTTTTCTGTATAACCAAACACCTTAACCCCCTTTATAACTCCTAATATAAAGGCATTTTCATTTGCCTGTACTTCCTACTCCGCCAACTCTTTCAGGTAGATTATCTACATCTTCGGTATCCACAGTATGATATCTATGAAAAATACCCTGTGCAATACGATCGCCTTTTCTAAAAGTATAAGGAGCATTACCTCTATTAGTAATGTCAATTAGAATTTCTCCTTCATTATCCGGATTATTATAATAATCAGAATCAATAATACCTGTACCATTAGTCAACTGTAAATTATATTTAATACCTAAACTAGAACGAATATGAATATATAAAACTTCATCATCATTCATTTGACATTTGATACCAGTTTTAAAAAGAATAGATTGTCCTGGATTTAAAGTTACTCCTCCCCATGGAGCAAAAAAATCATAACCAGCTGATTTTTTTGTTTTTCTTTGTGGAATAAAAGCTTCCTTTACTTTTGATACCTTTTCAAAATTACGCATTATCTTCACCTCTACGATAAATTCTATGAATTTGATAAAATTTGAAAGCTCCAATATAATATTCATCACATTTATCAATTTTCACTGCATATATATCTTCAGAATCACTAACTAATTCAGGATTTAAAGCATGAGAAACGATGCCTAAACCAACTCCGGAAACAAGAACTCTATCACCCTGCTCTAAATGATAGCCAAGTATCCATGTTAACCAACGTAAGAAATTCATAATTACATCAGAAAACACAAAAGCCCCTAATGTACTTATAAATGCAACTACACAAAACTCTAACATTACTTATTCAACCCTTTCCATAACAGCATATGTATTCTAAGTAACATAAATAAAATACAAGCTAATAAAATTTCTATGGAAGTTATCCAAAAACCCGCTTGTGATTTAAGAAAGCAAAAAGCGATTGCAACTCCAACAAAACCATTGCATATCATTTCAAACATTTTATTTCCTCCAGTTTATGACTGACTTTAACTGTATCTGCATCAGGTTTTAATAATTCTTTGACAGCCTCACAAAGAATTTTATTATTATGCAAGCATGTATCATAGGCTTTTAAGATTGATTCTTTTTCTTTTAAATTATTAGAACATTTAGTTAAATAATAAATATATTGTTTTTGTAATTCGGAAAATTTTTTTGTAGCTATATTCCACATGAAATATAATACCACATTAACAATAATACTACAAAGAACGAGTAAAATTAAAAAGATTTCAGTTTCTGTGAACATTTTCTTTTCTCCTTTCAAATTTATTTTGTAACAAATTAATAAATTCTTTTGTTGCCATGTGTAATATATCCTGTTTCAAGGCAGCGTTATAATACTTTAGGTGAATGAAAACAATGCACTCTTGCACATAAATATTATTTAAGTATATAAATCTGCCATGCAGGATTTACAAACGTGTAAAGTAACGGTTTCAAGTTGCGATTCTGTGCATTGATAGGGAGAAAACCATTTAGGAATCCAATCTACTAATTTATCACTTTCTTTATTGCAAATAGTACATTTCATTCCTTCACTTCCTCAAACAAATCTTTAACTTTTACATTTAAAGCCTGTGCAAGACTGATAAGGGTACTTAATCGAACACTATTCTGTCTATCACTGGTATTTGTTTCGATAAGTCTAATAGTTGTAGGGGCTACTCCGGAAATGGCGGATAAAGCTTCCCTTGTCCATCGTTTTTTCTCCCTATATTGCCGAACCTTATAAATAACTTTTTTTGTTTGTGTTGGCTTTACAATCATTTTAATATCATTAGTTTTAATATAATCAATTTTATGAATTTTTAAATAATGTAATACTTTAGTAAAAGCTTCAAATAATTCTGAATTAACTATTAGATTCATTTTCTACACTCATTTCTGATTAATATCAACAACTATTGGATTTAAATACTTATCTTTAACTTGCATATCTAGTATTTTATTTGTTAACTCATAAATACATTGTAAAGCATTTTGTCTTATTGTAACATCTTCATCTTCCTGACAAGCACAAACCATAGTCTCGATAAGTTTAGTTAAATTTTCATCATTAATAATTTCCATTATAATCTACCTCTTTCACTATCTGCTAATTTAGTATATTCTAAATGATATATTCTACCTTTACCATACGCACCACAATTTATAACGGCAGTATCTGTATTTACAATATCTTTAATACTTTTATTGACTTCTATAAATTGTTCTTTCGTGACAGGTAAAATTACCCCTATTTTTAATTTAAATTCGGCGTTTACAAAGGCTTTTGTTGCATCGTGAATGAATAAATCAAAAACATTACATTCATACCCCAGTTGTTCATTTTTTATTGGTTTTCCATTTTTAAGACAATCTTTAAGGGGATTGATAATATCCCATTTATAAATACCACTAAATTTAACTAACATTATTAACCCTTCTTTCTCATTTGTTGTTCATATTGTTTAATTTGTTCTTCTATTTCGTGAATTTTATTCTTAATTTGATTAATATTTTCCATATTCTTAGATTGTATTTCATTAAATGTAGAAACATATTCTTCTTTACTACAGATTTTCTTTTCTAATAACAAAGTCAAAATTGTCATGTTACTAGATCTTGTTATTTCTAAATCTTACTGAGTTTCCGCTAATTCTTTTAGTATTTTAAAAATAAAACGATATAACATAATAATTTTCCTGCTTTGCGTAATAATTGATGAAGTGTAGAGTCCGTATCAAATCTGACTTCTTGAATATAACCTGAAACAGTCACATATATCCCATCAAATTTTGTTTATATTTAAAATCTGTAGTTAGTAATCCACAATTACGACAAACAATATAGCATACACCTCCCATTACATTTTAACGAATTATTACCGGATGGCCGCATTTAAGACAAGGTTGTAAGGATTTAATTTCAAATTCATTCAAAATATGACAAATTTCTTCGGCTACCTGCAAAGGTACATTAACGGCCATGGCTAAAATTCTATAATTCTCATGAACTTCATATACATTATAAAGGTCTAATTTTTCATCTACTAAAACTGGTTCATACATATTAACATTCTCCTATTTTCATAAATAATTAAGTAAATACAAGAAAAGTGAAATAGAAACATTCGCAGTAATCAATATAAGAAGTTTTGCCTACGCACTCTTCGCCACGTCTAATAAATTACAAAGTACATATAAATAAAATACTAATAATGGTAATTAAGCCCAACATTGATAAGAATGTCATAATTTAGCCCCATAATTTGATTCTTCTTTATACATACAATTCAATATCAATTTTAATTCTGACTTATTAAAATTTACTGCTATTTTTTCATTATCCGGCAATTCATTTACCCATGAATCCTGTAAAATTGCCCTTAACCTGTTGATAATCTCTACAGACTATTTGTTCATTGTTTTTAAACTCCTTTCATATAATTACATTAAAAAATTTTTTACGGCCGTTTACGGACTGTTTTCATTAAGGCATTTTCCCAACTCCTAACATTTTATTTACAGTTTTTAGCCCTATTTTGCGGCTATGCGTTTATTATAATGCTATCTAGTATATTTGTCAATAATTATTTTTAACGACATAAATCGTCCATTAAGGGTCTGTATTTTTGCTTTTAGATTTTATGATTTAACTCCTTAAATGGTTTTACATGGCTTGTGTTTTTGATTGATAGAAATCATCCATTAAGGGGGTATATTTTTGATTATTAAAAAAGACTCTATAGGGGTCTGTATTTTTGATTGATAGAAATCACTCTATAGGGGTCTGTATTTTTGATTATGGAAAATCATCCATTAAGGGGGTATATTTTTGATTGATAGAAATCATCCATTAATGGAGATGTATTACGATAGGGGTGGGTGGTAGGCCACATCTTCAAAACGGACTCCTGGGGGTATTAATTATGAAGATTAATAACATGGTAAGGGCATCTAGTTGCTTATGCTTATTAATAGCTATTGCTATTAGCTTATTATGCTAATTAATAATAAGGTATTATTTTGTATATATACTAATAATACACTTTTACTATTTGTCTATACTTCATAATCATCTATATTACTAATAATATTCATTTATTATTTACCGCCAAATGGCATAAACACTGGCTTTTTAATTAATAATGGCTATTGCTTATAATATATTGCTTATAATATATTGCTTGTTTGCATGGCTTGTATTATGGTATATATTGTATATATACATATATTATATATTAATAAGGCTTCACAATCAGTAATTGTTACTAATAATGAGCTTGTGCTTATCATGCAGCGGCAAAAATAGTATTAAATCCTTATATGTATATGCTGTTTGTAGCCCTTAAACACTATATTTCACCTAATATAACCTAATATAACCTAACCTAACACTATATTTCACATAATATTTCACATAATATAATGGTATATTTCACCTAATATAACCCCTAATATAACCTAATGGTATAATATAACCTAACCTAACATTGTAATATAACCTAATATTTCACCTAATATACTGGTATATACTGGTATATAATGGTATATTTCATATACTGGTATATTTCACCCTATACTATATGTTAAATAGCTACATATTACTATATCTTGTATATTACTACATTGTTTATATTTCACATAATATGTAAGTTAAATAGCTAATGGTATATTGTTTATATTGGCATATTTACTTGTTTAAAAGCTCTTTATATATGTATTATTTATAGTTATATTATTTATTATTGTAGTATTTTCTATATTGTATATATTATTAAAACCTAACAATTTTTACACAGCGCGGCGGATTAAATTTTATATGGTATTATTAGAGTTCATTATCTTTACTAATATTTGTTATTAAACAGCATTATTATTACTATTATTATTAATTTCTATTACTCTTATTTTACTAGCTAATTACCTTTGCTTATTTACCTGCAATCTGCATAAATACTGACTTTTTAATCTTTTTTATTGCTTATTAATAATTGTTGCTAATTATATTGTTTGCTAATTGGTTTGCCTTATTGTTTGTTGTATTATTACTATTATTGTTATTTATTATTTAATATTTTCAATAGTCACTAAAATACGTTTGTACTTGCCACGCCGCCGCCAAATTTTGCCTGTATCAATACTTTTTTACCCTGCCCTATTACCTTATACCTTTGTAAGCAAAAACCTTTTATAGCCAATTTATATGCCTATAAAGCCTATTGCTAATTTACTAATTTGCCAAAATACGCTATTTTTATTATATTTTTTACCACTTTTATATCATTTTATAAAATATGTTTACATATTTTGCTTGTAATTTTTT